GACGAGGTCGGCATTAGGCTGCGTTCCTTGTCCATGTCTAGCTTCTCCGTCCAGTATGCCTCCTGCCCGTCCGTTATCCAATCCGCATACGGCTCGATATAGAGCCGCTTGGGGTTGTCGGGGTCGGACTCGATGACGAGGTTGAACCGCTGCGACAAGTCGCGCATCAGGTCGCGTTGCTTAATCCGTGGCAACGCTTGCGGTACGTTGACCTGTCCCCCTGGTGCGTAGGTGCATTGGTAGTAAACGCCCGGCGGATCTTGTGCCAATGTGTTGCCAAGGATATTGACCGGCGTGGCTACCCCATCAGGGTCTACTACCCTAACCTGTACCTGTACCCCGTCATTGACGGCCAGCAAATACTCCACCTCGAAGCTATAGAAGGCAATGGCCCCCGTTCCAAACGTCCCCTCGACGAGTGTCTTCGTTTGGCTACCTATGGACATATTGCCCTTGGATAGTCTCACGATGACATCGAACTCGGCCCCGCTGTTCATCGAGGTAGCCTGTACGTTACACCTTACGCTGAAGCGGTGGACTCCACCCTGCGCCGCGACGTATGTGCTGGTGGTCGCGTTGTAGTTGCTGTCGTTGTCAAACCCTAGCGTGGAATCGTCGTCGAATACAACCGTCGACCACTCGTTATACGCGGATATGGTTTGCGTTGCGGTCTTGTTTGCGAGGAACTGCCCTGCGGCTTCGGCTGCCGTGCGCTCCGTCTCACTGCCGAGAGTCATATAGAGCGACTCGAATAGAGCCGAGTCAAAGAAGTCCGAGGCGTAGGTGAACCCATTGGTCGTGATGATGCGGTCGACCAAAGCCTTAAGCTGTAGTGCTGGCTTCAACATCTCCGGATAGAGACCGTTGACGGTGCTGTCGGGGTTCATTATCCCGTAGCCCGGTTGTGCCACGAGAGGCTGCTGGTCTGCGCTCAGTCCGTGGTCGGCGATAGGTACCACAACCGTGCCCGTTCCTACCTGTCCCGTCGTTATGTCCTCGCCCAGGTCTTGGGAGAGTATGACGTTCGCCGTGGTGTTGGCGTAGTTGTAGTCTGTCGTGTAGTCGTTGCCGTCAAGGAAGGCCGCCTGTAGGAGCTTGCTGCCCATCTCCGCGAACAGGTCGGCGACATCGCCCAATACGTTGACCTCGTACACCTCAGCCATGAGCCGCACCGAACGGAGCTGCATGGCCCCACGGATGACCTCCACCCCGTCCTCGAAGATTAAGACCTCCGTCTTTTGGGTCGGATCGAAGTCGCCGTCGCTTAGAGTCACCTCGTAGAAGTGCGCGAAGAATTGGTTGTTCCTATCGGTAAACGGGAGGCGGAACGTCTGCGAGTATGGCGCGTGGCGTTGCATCGTCTCCCCCGGCTTGGCTACCGCGAGGTTCAGAGAGATAGACGGCGCCCCCTCTAGGTCGAGGGTGGTTTGCGTCTGGTCTTGGTCGAGGGCAACGAGGCGTATCACTTGAGGCGGGGACGGTTGCTATAGCGCAAGGTGAACGAATACGAGATGAGCTTCTCGTTGACCGTGGTCTTAAAGAGGTACTCGGAGTCGGTGACAACGACCGGGATGAGGTCGGTACCTTCTACGGTAAACACAGCGCGAGAGAGCGCAAGGTCCCGCAGTTGCAGGTTGTACCCCTCGTCGATGTAGTCTGTCGAGACTCGAACTTGTTTCTCGGCCTGTACGTTGGTGGTCGTTACGCCGCGCTCATAGCCGGTATACGTCCAATCTGTCGCGTTGCTTACCGTGTCCCAATTTCCTCTTGGGCGGTTGTATTGGCTTCGCGTGATATTGCGCAAGCTCTCCTCGCTACGCTGGTCGAAGTTGAAGCAATCCCACCCCCCGTGACGGTTCAGGAAGAGCAATTGAATGCGCGGGTATTTGCTGCACCCGTTGTCGATGGTGAAGCGGTGAACTACCGAATCTTGGAACGTCTGCGAGACGCTGATGGAGGACGAGAGGTACAGCTCGTAGTAGGCAAGATCTACGTCCGTGATGAGGTTGGTGAGGTCGGTATTCCCTGCTGCGCTTGCGTGGTCTTCTAAGTTGGCCGGACCCACTCCGATATACTGCACCCTCTGCGCGTCGGTGGTTGGGGTTGTATCGCCACCCACGGCGTCAATATCCAGCGAGGCCGTAGCGATAACAGTCCCGTCCGCTTCGAAGCCTCGTATGATGACATATTGAGAGGTCGACCCTTGCGCTCCGTAAGCCATTACGTACCCCTGGTCTGTTCCGATGCGATGCTCCCGGACCGTACCCCATGCCGCACTAATAGCAGAGTCGACGCCAAGGTCGGGGGCAGAGCTGAGGAAGTTGTCTGCGGGGTCGGAAGGTTGGAAGCTACCGTCGCCGCGGGCGTATGCGAGGCCGTCATTGATGAACTCGTCCCGGAAGGCGAAGAAGGTCTTCGAGTCTTGCAGTGCGCTTTGTACCGGCTCCGACGTTGCGCTTGTGGCGTCCTCATAGTACAGCTCCACAGTAAACTCACGGGCGGGCTGCTGTTGGTAGCTCGTCCCAATTACGTCGGCGGGATCAAACCCCGTGCGGCCCAAGGTGAGTACGTTGGCGGCGGTGCTGTTGGAGTTGACTACGTTGGGGCCGATATAGTCGTCACAGATACGGGCGACATCGAACACAGCCGAAAGGTTGGACTCCGACAGCGGGTGCGTCTTCAGCGTAGCCACCGTATCCGACCCCAGCTTCACGACCAAGATAAACCGGTACTTAAAGAACGGCCCGGCGGTCGTCTCATAGACCTGAAAGATGAGCGGGTCGGCCGTACTCTGGAAGTCGGTCGCGTTGGGGAAGGATTCAAACTGTGCCGCCATCGAGTAGAATTTTAAAAGCGTTACCTATGTCATCGGCCACGGCCTTCTCTAGTTTCGCGTTGTGCTTCTTTAGAGTCCGGTCGTAGGCATTCGTGAAGAAATAGGAGGGCCGTATCCCGGTTTGATATATGCTCCGGGATATAGCGTACACCATCGACTTGCGGGAGGCGAACTGCCCCCCTGCGCTACGTGGGGCAATGCCTTTCTTCACTACCCATTTGTCTATTGCAGGACGCAGCCCACCCGATGGGCCGGACCCCGATCCAAACTTGAACGGAGAGCGAGGAGCCTTGGCACTACTCAACGCACCACGTACCCCCTCATCTACAAATCCGGCATACTCGGCACCGGGAAAGGAGAACTTTAAATCTAGGCTCTTCTCATTGCGGGCGACGCTCTGCTCGTAGCGTATGGAGTTGTACAGCTTGCCCGTCACCACCTTGCCCCGGCTCTTTAGGCTGATACGGGCGCGGCGCCGTACCTCCTTGCCAATCTTCCCCAGCTCCTTCATGGAGTTAGTCATGGGGACGCGCTGCCCGTCAACTGTGATGTAGTCCTTCATGCGAAGGCCGCGGCGCAGAGGTCGAGCTCGTTGCCCGTCTGCAGGCGCATGGAACCCACCCACCCCGTAAGCAGGTTATCGAATCTTGCGGTGAACGGCTCGCAGTCCACGGGGAGGTCGATACGCACGTCACGGTTTACGTCGCTCTGGGCGCTCAAGACCTGGGCGTATTGGCTGACGATATCAATGAGCGTCCGCAAGGTGTCGGAGTATTGCTCCTGCGCGTCCGTCTGTCCGGGGAGGATCATATCCATGACGAGGATATCGAGGGAGTAGGTGAGGATACCGCGGTCGATACTCGCGCCACTTATGTCGGCGTAGCAGATGGGGTACTTGTCTCCGGCCAGCTTCTGGATATCGACCTCACTCATCTCGCCCTCCTTAAAGGAGTTGATGAAGTAGTGGTCGAGGGCGATGGTGCCGAGCTCGTCGATTATTTCGTTGACTGTTCTCATGTGTTGATCTTTTGCTTTTCCAATAGGGCGCGGTCCTGCTCATACGCTAACCACGAGAGCGCCGTTTCGAGGTGAGTCCTTTCAACCTCCGGTAGTTTAGTAATGTCCTCCCCTGCGAGATGTACGAACGTGGCGAACCATCCGTATTTCTCGGATAGCTTGGAGCCTCCACCGCCTTGGAATAGCTGTCCAAAGCGGCGACTAATGCGGTCCCGGTACGCAAAAAAAAAGCGGCCGCACCAAGGGCGTGGGCCATCTTCATCTCCCGGAAGAATTCCGAGCGGTCCTCGCCGTCGTAGTCGGCGATGCGGTAGAACTCTCCGTGCTCCTCTACGATGGGGCGGTAGAGGATGCCCATGACCTGGGGGAGGTGTTTATCGAGGGAGTCCTTGCACAGGGTCTCGATGTCTGCGAACTCGGCGACCGTAATCCGTGAGAGGTTGGGGTGGAAGCCGTACCGCTGGTCTAACTCGATGACGCGCTCGACGGGATACTGCTCGTCGTACTTGTCGAGGATGCCCCCGATGACTCCCCCGATGTGTTGGATGTCCTTCTGTTCCATCGCCATCACCTCCTCTTGGGATAGGCGGCAGAGGATGCAGATAGTCTCGACCACCTGCCGGAACTCGTCGCCTTCGGGTATCGCTTGGATTTGGAGGTACTGGTCGACGGTGATGTCGTACAGGTCCTCCGGTATGGTGATGGTCTTCTTCACGCTATCAAATAGACGAAAGGTAGGGACATAAAAAAAGGCCCCGGAGGGCCTGTACTTGGGTGAGGGTTGGCTTAGGCATACTTGCTGCTGCTGTAGTAGCTCTCGGCAAAAACCTTCGCGTCCTTTAGGCGGTCGAATTGGAACGTGCCGGCGTAGCTCACGTCTCCGCCCTGCATCCGCTGGCGGAAGGTGCTTTCCACATACAGCTCCCACTTGCCGTCATACTTGGAGATGGTAAACTGGTAGTAGTCGTTACTCGTGAACTTGTACGTCTGCAAACCCTTGTAGGTGCAGGTCAGTGTGCGAGGCTTGGAGATGCGGAGGGTGTTGTTTGCGTTGTTCATGTCGTTGTGTGTTTGTTTGCCGTTGTTGACATAGCAAATATACAACTCTTTTTTACTTCTCCAAACATTCACGCAAAAAAAGTTTGCATTTATGCGAGATAGTAGGAACCCGACCGGGACGTGGTGAGCAAGTTCAGACACACGTAGCGCACCGCATCGATTGCGTGGTTGTCCTTGTCCACGGGTCGGTTGAGGTTCCTCCCGTTCTTGTCCTGCTCCCATCGGTACGCCCGAAGCTCCTTTTGTAGCTGGGTACTCTCTGCCGTCACGAGCAGCTTGTGCCGTCGCATAATGTCGATGCCCTGCCGTATCGAGTCCGGCCCCTTCCGTGCGGGCTTGACGTTGTGCCCCAACCGGAAGAGCTCCTCGATACTCTTCGGCTCGGCGCTGTCTGCGATGATGGTCTCCACGTTCAGCTTGTCCAGCTCCTCGCCGATGTCGGGGTTGGTGAGTCCGGTCGAGTAGAGGCGCTCGTGGAGGATGAGCGTATTGCCGTCTTGGTATACGTCGATGACGGCGGTGGGGTCGTTGGTGAATCCGAAGTCGAGGCCCGTCCCGATGCGCTTGCCGGCTATCTCTCCCACCTCCCACGTGAAGACGGCCGCCTGGTTTACTCCCCTCTCTCCGAGGCCGTAGATGCGCCAGTAGTTCGGGTCGGCATCCTTGAGGCGTTCTATCTCTGCTATGGTCGCCTTGTCGAGGTACGGGTTGTCCTTGTATGTGGTGCGGAAGAAGCTGGCATCGGTTCGGGGAATGACCTCCTCGTAGATCCAGTGGTACTCATCCGATGGGTTGAAGTCGAGTATGGCCTTTCCCGTGGTCCGGAGTAGTAGCTGCCTCCAATCCTCAAGGGCCAGCTCGTTGGCCTCGTTAATGAATAGGATATCACGCTTGCGGCCCCTGACCTTTTGGGGTTGGTCTACGCTGATGAACTCGACCATATTCCCCCACAGCCTATACGTGCCTTCGCTCTTATTGTGGTTGTCGGGTGTGTATGCGTCTTCCTTTTCTAAGATGGAGAAGAAGTCACGCATGGCCGTTGCCCTCAGTGCGGGAAATGTCTTCCGGGCTATGGTGATGACCGCCCCGGCGTTTTCGTTCTCGTAGCAGAGTTCTACAAGCGTCTGAATTATCGAGTAGGTCTTCCCGCTACGGGTTCCGCCCTGGTGTACTTGGATGCGGGAGGCGCACCCCTTGACGTGGTAGTACGTGGCGGGCTGCTTCACAAGCTGTTGAGGAAGGCGGTGTGACTCTCGTAGTAGTGCCACCCTTTTTTGGCGTAGCCCTTAGACCAGTAGTGGTACACGTACCCCTCAATCTTGTAGCACCCCGGACTGGTTATGGTGTACGGTATTCCGCGCTCCCGAAGCAACCGTTCGAGCACCTCCTTCGAATGGCGGCGGTAAAGCCTTTCCGCCTTGCTCACGAAACGTCCGCGTTGTCACCAGTAAACCACGAGAGCGGCTTCTTCTCTGCCACGGCTATCTCCTGACGCTCCACGTATCCCCGCTCCTTGCCCTTGGTCTTCAAGAAGAAAATGGTGGCCGCGGGGTTGCCATCCTTAATAAGTTTGTGAAGGTGCGACTCGGCGAAATCGAGAGCCACATCACCCACCTCACTCACTGCCTTCTTGTAGTCCGGATCCTCTAACCAGTTGTAATGCGTCTGCCGGGATATGCCCACCACCTTACACGCTGCCGTGACAATACCCAACGACTTCTCC